GAGCCGCCGCCCGCGGAGCCACCGCCCGCGGAGCCGCTGTCCGCGGTAAAGCGCCATGCTCCGCGGAACACCACGGTCGTGCCCTCTAAGGTGCCGTTGTCCCAGCCGGAGAACGTCCATGTGCCGTTATGTCCGCCGCTGTGCGCGTTGGAGGTCGAAGCGGCGGTGAAGGTGGTGTCCACCGCGTCCCTCGCCTGCTCCACGCTGCGATAAGCCCTGCTGTCGGTGGGCAGCTTTCTGTCGGAGGGGGCCTCGCCCCAGACATAGCGCACCGTGTAGGTCTTTACCTCCGGCTGCTCCGAGGTCTCCTGATAAACGAAGGTGACCGTGGAGCCGTTGTCCTTCATATTGACAAAGGCGTGGCCGTTCAGGGTCTGAGGCGGCTGCCAGTTCACGCTTGCGCCTGTCGGAATCGGCAGAATGGAGGGCGCGGTGTTGGGCATCGCCGTGCCGTCCTCCAGCGCATAGCGAACGGTGACGGGGGTGTAGGACTGATTTTCGGTGGCGTCGGTGGCAAGGGTATTCCCCTTCCCGTCCACCACCTCAAAGCCGATGGTGTCGCCGGCGTACAGCTCCGTGTCCTCCGAGAGCTTATAAACGAGAGAGCAGTTGACGAGGCCGGAATCAAAGTTGCTGCCCGTGTATTCCAGCGCGCCCTTGGGCCAGAACTTGGACTTTTCGCTCCAGACGGGAATGGGAAAGTCCTTTTCCGCCAAGAACTCCCTGCTGCCGCTGTGCTGCACCCACAGGCGCAGCGTTACGGTCTGCTCTTTGGTGTCGGAGAGGTTTTGAACGATGGTCCGCAACTCGATCTCCCGCCCCTTCATGTCCGGAGAGAGGCGGCTTTTGTAGCTGCCGCTCAGAAGGCGGCTCTCCCGATCCTGCTGATACCTCCAATAGCCGGAGTAATTTGCCTGCCGGTAAGCGTCGGCGTTCTCGGAGGGGTTTTTATACTCGCCGGTGTAGAGCTTCACCTCCGGTACCGCCGCATAGAGGGCGGGCGGGTCGGAGATCAGCTGGCTCATGCGCTTGGTGCCCTGAAGGGTACACACATCGCAGAATTCGTTTCTTCTATTCTCCCGCATGAGGCACTCGAAGCTGGAATTGTACACATACGAATCGTCCCTGTGCGGGCAGGAATAGGTATTACGGAAGCCCAGCATATTCTTCCACTTTACCTGCGTGGGGTCCGCCGTGTGAGAGATATTCAGCGAGGCGCTGTAGGACGCCTCCCCCACGGGGGTCGAGCTGGTCGCATACTCGTCGCCTAAATGAAACAGTCCGTGCCCCAGCTCATGGCGCAGGATAAACGGGGAGTCGTTGTGTTTCGCGGCTGCCAGAATATAGTGGATGCCGCTTTTTATCTCATCGTGGGAGCCGCCGAAATATTCCCCGCTGTTCGCCAGCACAACAAACTGGTTGATGTGCTCATAAACGTAATCATACTGTCTGTATTCATCGGCCTCCGGCATGGTCGTGTTGGGAATGTGCGCGTCATGGATCTTTTCAAGGAAGGCCGTGCCTATGATGCGCTCTAAAATGTGGTTTCTCCAGACTCCGTAGTTGACGGAGATGCCGTTTTTATTCGCCTGGAAAAACGTGCTGCTGCCGTTAAAGCCGTCTTTCGACGCCGTGCAGAGCGCATAGACATTGAAGCGGTCCGCCATGCTGCGGTACGGCTCCGTGTTCAGCGTTGCCTGCCACAGCTGCTGAACATCCTTGATGAAATCCGCCTGCTGGCTTTTGGTGTAGCCCTCGGCGCAGAACAGGATCACCATGTTCTCCGTGTCGCTGCGGGGCTTCTGGATCACATACACCGGAATGGTGGGGTTGGCGTACTCACGGTCGGTCGTGTAGCGTTCGCTCATCTTCACCTGAAGATACGTCTCGGTGTCCACATCCCAATTCCCGTCGCCGGTGTCCCGCTCGGCGGGAGAAAGGGGTGTGCTGTCCGCCGGCTTGCTCGGCGCGGCGCCAACATAGGGGTCAGCCGCCGTGCCGCTGCCGGAGGTCACGGCATAATACGCCGCGTCCAGATAAAACGCCGGACGGACGCCGTAGTAGCCCTTGTAGGGCGCGTCGCGCCCGATGCTCCCCTGCGAGCTTACATAGCGCATATCGTGGTTGCAGTTCGTCACCGGCGTCCGCAGCCAGTAGTTCCAGCTGACACCGTTCCGGTTCTGCCCGATGTAGTAGCCGCCGAGGCTTTCATAGACGGTGTGGAGCTGCTTGACATCCAGCAGGAACACCTTGTCGGTGATGTTCTCGTAATGCGCGCCCTCGTAGCCGTCCGCCACCGAGCCGATATCGGTGTTGTAGGGGAGGTCGGTGCCCGGGGCGTCGATGTAGCCCGCGGTGTACTCCGGGTGGGAAACGATGGAACGCTGCGTCACCGTTTTGATGGCGGCGGCCTCGTCTCTCGTAAAGCCGTTGAGGAAGCCCGCCTTGCCGTCATACGCGCCGCCGCCTAGGATATAGCCGTCCTTGGGCGGGTTGCCGCAGAGCCATTTCACCTGTCCGGCGTCGGCGTCGGAATTGAGCCACGAGCGCATATCGCTGTCCCGCCAGTGGTTGGAGCCGTATTTGCTCCGGTAGCCGCTGCGCCGGTGGGAGCCGCTGTCGGAATTTTCGCCGGTCTGCGCGTCATAGGGCATAGAGTCGCACAGTACTCTGTCCGAGAGCATCAGGGGGCCGTTTTCGTCCACGCTGACGCAGCGCCACAAAATCGGCTCGCCGTCGTAGCGGCCCAGTTGAATGTAATCGCCGAGCTGAACGCTCGTCTCCGCGCCCGCGGCCCTGACCGGCAGGGGGAGCAGGCAGAGCGTCAGGACAGCGGAAAGGAGCAGAGCCGTCACTCTGCCGCTTCGCTTGTGCTTCATGTGTATAATCCGCCTTTCTGCGAAAGGCACCGACGGGGTTATGAAACCTGCGGCCTTTCGCACATTTTCAAAATTTGTTACAATATCCACGGAGAGTTCGGTACACTACAGAACCCGTGGAGGTGAGTGGTGGGGCTGTATAGCGGCATTTAAGATTTTCCGCAAAAACTGCTGTGGACTGGATGTTCACAAGACCTGGATTTACGCCTGTATCGGAATTACTGACACAAATGGACGTACAGAGTATAAGCAGGCTCGCTTTTCCTCCTTTACAAAAGGCTTGCAGGAACTGGCTGACTGGCTTGCCAAATACGACTGTAACGATGTTTGTATGGAATCCTCCGGTAAGTTCTGGATACCGGTGTTCAATATCCTCGAGAATTTTTGCGCACATGAGCACACATATACGCAGCATATAAAGTTTTCCCACTTCCCTTAGGCCCAAGGATATAGTATGTGCTTGGTTCAAATATCTTCTCGAACCACTCTTTTTCAATATACATAAAGTTGTCTACCGCAGCTTTTGTTTGGTTTTGATAATAATTGTCTGCAGACTCTTTTGGAAAAGCCAAATCAATAAAGTTTTTTATTATTTCTCTCTTCCTGATAATAAACTTTGATTTTGGTACGGGTAGTGGGACTCGAACCCACACGCCTTGCGGCACAGGATCCTAAAGGTGGACATATCTATCGCCCCAGTCAGGGGACATTTTCCTTTGGGGCGGATTTCCCCCGGTCAGCCTCGGCCTGTATTGCGGAGGTTTTCATCTGCTTCCAAATCGAACGGGGCCTGTCGGGATTGGCGGGCGCAGGCCGCGGCTCATAGTCGGAAGTCTGCCGCTGGTGTTGCCTTATAGGGCTTTCTTGAGGAGGGTTGTTTCATTGCAATGATACTTAGAGCTTCCCTTGTCATTGCTCTGCCCTCCCCGTCCGTTTGCTTTATTTCTGCTCGTCGCGCGCGATGGTTTCCTTCACGGCGCGGTAAATGAACGCGTTGGTGGACTCTCCCCGCGCCTTGGCGTGCTCTGCGATATTCCCCTTTTCACCTTTGGGGACGCGCAGCTGAATGTTCTCCAGTTTTTCGTGATATTTTTTACTGGCGCGCAATTGCGCCTCGGTCTGCTTCATTGGAATACCGCCTTCTATCCTCTTTGTTTCATCTTACAAAATAAGAAGCCATATGTGAATACACATATTTCACAGATTATTACAAGAATATTTGGATACATTGCCTATTGATATGTGCATACACATATGCTATACTATCATTACAAAGTAAAACAACGGCAGCTGCGGAGCGCTACCAACACTCCGCAACCTGCGCAGGTGATAGGACCACCTACACAACGGCTGAAGCCGCACCGTCTGGAAGCAGTATACCCTGTTTTGCCCCGTTTGGCAAGATACGGCTGCTATAAAACTCCCTCCGTGTGCGCTCGGGCGTCAGATCTCCGCACCCTCATAGCGGTATGGAACAGCGTGTAGGCGAAATGCCTGCACGCTGTTTTGCTTACCGCTGGGGGAAAGGAGGTACCGTTCCATGAAAGAGTTCAAGGCCCGCAGCTGCGCGCTTTATCCGCGGCACATACCCTGAGCAGCGCAGCGGGTGACCCTGCGGCCACCGCCCCGCTTCCCCCCTGCCGCAGCTCACAGGCGCGGAGCGGAACGCGCCGAAATTAAATTTTATTTTATAGGAGATACGATCCATGAATACGACTGACAACATCAAGAGCCTCTTCAACAGCACAAACCCCATGATCCCCGAGAACATCTATGAGCCCTCCGGCGTCTGCATCGGCGACACGGTGCTCGACAACACCCCCAGCGGCTTCGCCCTGTTTCAGGCCATTGGCGGCCACTATACCTCCCCTGCTCAGGCCATCGAGGAGCTGGTGGACAACGCCATTTCCTCCATCAGGGCAAGCGGCGGCAGCGGCAAGGTCATTCTCTGCCTCACGGATGGCGGCGACTATGTAGACATCTCCGTCTGCGACAGCGGCACCGGCATCTCGGACCTCGGTGCGGCCCTGACCATCTCCGGCCACGGCGGAGCGCAGTCGCCGCTGAATGAGCATGGCTGCGGGCTGAAGAACGCCCTTTCCTATCTCAGCGAGGAGGCCGAGCTGTGGCTCCTTGAGAGCCGCACCAAGGAGGACGCGGCGGCGGACCGCTACCGCTGCGTATCCGCGCCCTATGCCGCCATCGACCGGAAGATGCGCGCAAAGGTCCATCAGGGCAGCGGCGCCATTCTGTTTGAGACCGGCACCACTGTCCGCGTCCGCTGCGGCAAGGAGAAGCTCGAGGGTCTCAAGCCCGCAACGAAGCGCGCCAAGGCAGACTTCCGTCAGCTGTGCGGCTACCTCAAGGAGGAGCTCGCCTACACCTATGCATCCATCCTTGCAGAGGGCCGCATCACCATCGGCATCATCTGCCGTGAGCAGAACGCGCACGAGAGCTGCCACCAGCTCGAGGCGCTCGAGCCTCTCTGGGAGGAGGACCCGGTGGAGCTGCCGGAGACGCCGGCGGACTTCGGCGGCGGTGAGGTCACCGTCCGCTGCTGCTACGGCACCATCGAGGCAGATAAGGAGAATGCCACCTACTATAAGGGCAATATGGCCTCCTCTGGCCTCGAGATCCGCATCAACGGCCGCTGCATTGAGCGCGGCCTGTACAGCAAGGTGTTCGGACGGGCGCTGCACCCGAGCTGCAACCGCTTCCTCGCGCAGATCGACCTGCGCGGCGAGGACGGCGTCGCGTTCCCCGCAACGGAGACGACGAAGAACGCCTTTGTCGAGGGAGACGCGCGCACGCAGGCGCTCTTCCGTTGGATCCGCGCCAATGTCAGGCAGCCGGAGACCTCGCGCGAGTCGCTGGAGAGCCGTCTCGTCGGCAAGCTCGCGGAGAAGAAGGCGGCGGAGAGCGATACGCTCCGCATCGGCCGCGAGGAGGGCACCTACCGCACGATCGGATTGCAGGGGAAGATCGACCTGCTGGTGAGCAAGACCGATGGAATGACCATCTATGAGGCGAAGGCAAAGGGCACGAAGGCGGAGGACCTCTACCAGCTTCGGCTCTACGCGGACGGCTGCGCGATGGACGGCGTTCCGGCGAAGGAGAGCGTGCTCATCGGGGCGCGCCATCCGAAGGAGGTGTGCAGTCTGGCGGAGCAGCTCAACAGCCAGTGCGACCCCACGGGAGCGCCGTATCACTTCGTGCTGCGGACGTGGGCGGAGGAGGGCATCAGCGCGTGATGCTCTATCCGGTGATCGATGTGAAGGCGACGGGGGAGAACATCCTCCGCCGCCGGATCGAGAGAGGGTACACGGTTTTGGACATGCAGCGGTACCTGAACCTCGCGTGTCCTCAGTCCGTGTATCACTGGCAGGCGGGACGGACGCTGCCGAACATCGATAACTTCTACGCGCTGAGCGTACTGCTCGGCACGACCGTCAACGACCTTGTGGTTGAACGAAATTGCTTGTAAAACAGATGGGAAATTGTGAACGAAAACGGTATGACTTCTGTTGGCGAAGGATGAGAATATGCCCATAGGCTAATATACAGCGTCCGCCTCCCTGTTATGGGGGCGGACGCTTATTTTACGGAGAACACACCGGATATTGCCTTTCCTATGGACCTGCAGCAGGCCGTTCCGTCTTATCTGCCTTTCTCCGGCCACTTTGCCTTACCGCCTGTGCGCTTGCTCAGACAGTTGGATGCCCATGCAAAGAAGTGCGGTACAGAGGAGAAGAGAAACGCATTCCCCACAAGGTCTTCGATCAGCTCCTCGATCGTGAAGGGGCGATACCCGTACGGGTCCAGATGGTCGATCAGGGCATTGGGGTCTCCGTTTATCATGATCCGCAGGAATTTCTTCGTGTCCTTATTGACCGAAGCCAGCCGTTTCAGGTGGTCCTCTGCCTTGTCAAGCTGATGAAGCTTATAATACAGGATCGACAGCGGAAGTAGCATTTGCGTTTCCTCATAGGCGTCGTATTTCCGATGCAGCGCCAATGCGTGCAGCTCGTCCTCCGTATAGGCATAGAGATGCATCAGGAGATAGCGAATGCCGAGGTTATCCCCCTCGCACAATTCCAAAAGCTGCCGGCATTCCTCGATCGCAAGCTGCATCATGCCGCATTCGATCAACGAACCGAGGTACTCGCGGCGCACGCGCATATAAGGCCGCGTCTCCATGATCCCCCAGAACGCCCCTGTCCCTCTTTCAAAGCAGCCTTCCTCCTCCAACGGCTTAGCCGCCTTTTTGATGAGATCCTCCAGGGCGGTAAGGCGTGCCTCCGGAGCGTCCTCCGCCTCGGTCAGGATCAGCTGAAGCTGCGCGTCCACATGATCCGGCTCAAGCTCCAGCGCCTTTTTCAAGTAGTTCAGGCGCTTTTTCTTTGATGCGGCCTGCTCGGCGAGCTCCAGATAGTCATCGGCCATTTCGATCTCTCCCATACTGCCGCCGTCCGGAGAGCCGTTGTGCTGCGACAGAAATTGCTCCGCCAGCCGGTCAAAGTCCTTCTCATCGTTCAGCTCCTCGTTGTGGAGTTCAAGAAATTTCCGAAGCTCCGCCAATACCTTTTCGTTTTCTCGGCTCATTGTTGTTCTCCCGCTTTCCATTTTGGCTCTGGTGTAAGTTAATTGTATCATGCCGTGCGCCGCACCGCAAGCACAAGCGGATGGAAGGGGCCAAGCTCCGCCTTGACACAGGGGCGCGGAAACGGTACAATAAAACCATAAAATACTGAGAAAGCGGGCTTTTACGATGCGTGCAAGGATAAACGGGAAACAGAACTCTGCGTGGATCACGGTGGTGCTGTGCCTCGCGCTCGCGGTGCTGGGAGTGCTGCATTTCGGCGGCATTGGAACGAAATGGCTGACGCTGCTCGCGGGCGTCGGCGTCATCGCGCTGCTCTTTTTCGGCGACGAAAAGCGGCTTTGGAACCTCCCCTCCCTGCTGTTGCTCGGCTATGCGGCGTTTTCGTGGGTGACGATTTTTTGGGCGATGTCCGGCAAGTTTCATCTGCGCGAGGGGTCGAAGATCCTCATCGCGGTGTTTTTCTTCCTGCTTGTTGCCATGCACGGGCGCTTCGACCGCGCGTTTGCGCGGCGCGTGATGGGCGTGATCGCGGGGATTTCCGCGCTCTATGCGCTTTTGAGCGTGGAGGCGGTGAGCACGGGCATTACAAAGCTGCTGTTGGAAAGGCTGCCTGCGATCAACACGGATAACATAGCATTTAATGGCGCACGCCTGTACGGTATCTTTGGTAACTCAAACATTGAGGCGTCGGTTTTTGCCATCGGCGTTCTGCTCTCAGCCGCGCTCGTGTGCGGAGCGGAGAAAAGGTGGCAGCGCATTCTTTTTACCGTTACGCTGTCGTTCAGCGCGTTCGCATTCCTGCTGGTGTTCAGCATGGGTGCGATCGCCTGCTTCATCGCGGCGGTTGCAGTATATCTGATTTTTGCGGGAAAGGGACGCAGCGCGGCCCTGCTGCGGATGCTGGGCGCGGCTGTGCCGACGCTGGTGTGCGGATTTATTGCCTTTGCGCTGTTTAACAGCGAGCGGAGCGCGCTGGTGCTTGCCTTGCTGCTGGCAAATGCGGGGGTGTCCGTGCTGCTGGAGCTGACGGTGAGCGCGAGGCTCTCCGCGGTGCTGGAGCAGCACGAGAAGCTCGCCTTCGGCGTGCTGATCGCGGTGGTGCTGGGCGCGGGCGTGTACGCCGTTGCGGCAATGAATGTGACGGGACCGTATACCTTCGGCCCCGAGCTTTACCGCAGTGCCCAACTGGATGCGGGCGAGCATACGATTCAGGTCGAGGCGGATGGTGCGGTGACGGTGAGGATATACACGCAGAACGCTGTTCAAATGATGTCGAGCGGCAGCACGGAGCTTTACAACGAGATGGCAGATGGGCCGGTCTCCTTCACCGTGACGGACAAGGACGCAAAGACCTTTTTTGTATTTTCCGCTGAACCGGGCGTGACGGTCAGCCGCGCGGTCATTGACGACGCAGATGACCTGCCGCTCCGCTACAAGCTGCTGCCGGGCTTTGCAGCCTACCGTGTGCAGAGCTTCGGTATGAACAACTCCACGATGCTGCGTGAGATGTTTTGGGGGGACGCGGTAAAGCTCTGGAAGCTCAGCCCCATTGTCGGCAGCGGTGTGGGTGCGTTTGAAACGGGCGTGACGCGGGTGCAGGACTATCCTTATGAGACGAGGTATGTGCATCAGCATTATCTGCAAATTCTGCTCGAGGACGGCGTGGTCGGGCTTGCGTTATATATTGGTGCGCTGGCCGCAATGCTGCTTGCGCTCTGGAAAAGGCGGAAGCAGACGCGGGAGGACGAATTTTACTGGCTCTACCCTGCACTGTGCGCGGAATTTGTGATGAACGGCTTGCAGATGCTTTGGGACGTATCCATGTCGATGATCGTGTTCCTCTGCATGACCTATGCTGTCTACGGGCTGATCGTCGGCGCGTGGGCTGAGCCGTTTGCGGAAAAAGCCGCCGCGGCGGAGGAGAACGGAAGAAAGAAGAAAACGCAGGCGAAAAGGCTTGACCCCTCCCTGCTGGCGCGGAATATTGGCATCGGCTTTACCGCGGTCGTGGTGCTGACGCTGTGCGGCAACCTCTATGCGGCGTCGAAGGCGGACGCGCCGGTCGCGGATGGGGATGAGTTTCTCTATAACCTCAGCGCGGCGGCAAAGCTCGACCTTTATGAACGGAACGACATGATGCTCTCCTATGTGGTAAATTCATTGGAGATGGAATATCCGGAGGATTACCGTGAACAGGCGGACGAGTATGCCGCGCAGCTCTCTAAGGTGCAGAGCAACACCATTCCGCGCTATCTGGTGGACTATTATCTGCGGACGGAGCAGTACGGCGAGGCGGTCGATGAGGCCATTCTCGGCGCGATGTATTCGGCGTCGAACGCGGACACATGGAATGCCTGCGCAGCAATGCTTCAAGCCGCGTTTTTCGACAACGGTGCATCGAGTCCTCTGCTGACACAGCGTGAGACGCTGCTGCCAAAGCTGACGGATTACTATAACGCCTTGCAGGCCCATAATGCCTCCGCGCTCGTGCCGGTGGGGCTGGACGAGACGGCACAGGCGTTCTTTGACAAGATCGTTGTCCTGAACGGCTGCATAGACGATGACCGGCGCTTTGCGGAGACGCTGCTTACGACCTGACGATCCCCAAAATGCAAAAGCACCTGTGGCTGCGGCTATAGGTGCTTCTGTTTTGCCTCATGTGAGTTTTGTCCGAGCGGTCGGAAGACTGTGAACGGCGACAGAGGAACGGCGCGGAAAATCCTCCTACACTTGAAGTATAGACTTCAATGAAGGAGGACTTTTTCTTTGAAACAGGACATCATCTGTTCCGGCGTCCCGGACGCGGAAATGCTGGGCGCGGCGGTGGGAGAGTTTCTGCGGACGGTGCGCCCGGATCGGCAGCGGCTCTACGACTACTACCGTGGCGAGCAGCCGGTGAACAAGGGCGAAGCCGTGCGGGGCCGTCCCAACAATCTGCTGCGCGCGCCGTTCCCACGCTACATCACGGAGGTACACACGGGATACTTTCTCGGCATCCCCCCTGCCCTCGCCTACGGCGAGGCTACGACGGGCGAGCGCTACACGGCGCTGAGCCGCGAGCTGGCTCTGCCGCATCTCTACTTTGACCTCGGGCGCGACCTGAGTATTTGCGGCGCAGGCTTTGCACTCGTGTGGGCGGAGCGCAGCGGCGTGCGGGTCTGCCGCTGCGACCCCTGCGACTGCTTTGCCATTCGCTCCGGTGACGCGGGCGCCCCCCTGCTCGCTGCCGTGAGGCTGTTTGCGGGCGGTAAGGGCGAAACGCGCGGCGTGCTGTACACGGCCGAACGGCTCATCCCGTTTGTGTGGGACGGAACCGGCGCGACGCTCGGCACGGCGGAGGAAAATCTGCTGCACACCATTCCCCTGCTGCCCTTCTACAACAACTGTCAGGGTGTGGGCGACTTTGAGATGGTGACGGGACTGGTGGATGCGTACAATGTGCTGCTCTCCGGCGCGCTGGACGACATGCAGTCGGTCGCCAATGCCTTTTTGGCGCTCTATGGAATGCAGGGTACGACACAGAAGGACATCGACAACGCCAACCGCACACGGATCCTGTCGCTCAGCGAGGGCGGGCGCGCGGAGTTCGTGGTCAAAAACCTCAACCATGAGGCGCTCGGTCAACTGGAAACGAACCTGCGCCGCAGCATTTTGCAGCTGTCCATGACGCCGGATCTGTGCGACGAGCATTTTGCGGGCAACAGCTCCGGCGTGGCGCTGCAGTATAAGCTATGGGGCATCGAGCAGGTGCGCGCTGCAAAGGAGCGCACCTTTACAGATGGCCTGCGCGGCCTGCTCGCCGTGCTGACGGCGGGCGAGCGACTCATGGGGCGGAACATCGACCTCACGGGCGGCACGGCGGCGTTTTATAAAAACCTGCCGCAGGATAATTCGGCCCTTGCGGAAACGCTGCTCTCGCTCTCCCCGGTACTGTCCGCGCAGACGATTTTGGAAAATCTGCCGTGGGTGACGGACGTGCAGGAGGAGCTGCGCCGCAAGGCGGCAGAGAGCGACCAAACCAACAGATGAAAAGGAGAAGGATATGACAGAAGAGGAAAAGAAAGAATTGGAGGCGCTGCGCGCCGAAAAACATAGCCGCGAGCAGACGGAGCGCGCGAGGACGGCGCTCAGCACGGCGGGTGTGAGCGTCGGTTTCGCCGCGCTGCTCGTCGGCACGGATGACGCGGACACGGACCGGCGTGTGCAGGAGTTCTGCACGGCATATCAGGCAAGTCTGACGGAGGACATCAAAAAGCGGCTGCCCGAACAGACGCCCACTCTGACCGCTCCCCTGCCACAGCGCCCCAAACGCGGCATTCAGCGCATTCGATAAGGAGGAAAGCAGGTTGAATTTACAGGGCTACTATACGGAAAAGGGGCTTGTCTTAGCGGCAAAGGTCTCCGCCGGGACAAAGCTGACCGTGACTAAGGTCACAGCGGGCGGCGGTACAACGGCGGCAAACGCTTTGGCCCTTGCGGAGGAAAAACAGACCCTGACCGTTGGAACGGCGGAGGTCAGCGGTCAGACTGCGACGCTTCCTGTAACACTGTCGGAGACGGACGCCTCTGCGTCCTATGTGCTTACCGAACTGGGCGTGTACGCCTCAGACCCCGACGAGGGCGAAATTCTTTATCAGGTGTTCCGTCTTGACGAGACGAGGACGGTCTCATCGGGCGGCGAAAGCGTATACCGCTTTTATCTGCATGAGAGCGTGGGCGAGGACGGTGTGACGGTTACCTGCTCCCCTGCGGGACTGCTTACCGACGAGGACCTTGCACCTACGCGCGACAAGGTGTTGGCGGTGAGCGTGCCGAGTCGTTCGGTAACGATCGAGCTTTCGGCATTGCAGAGCTACCTTGACAGTCTGCCGAAGCTGCTGACCGAAGACCTTACGATCAAGGTCACCGGAAGCTGGACGGGAAATATCAAGGTTTATGGGTTCTATGGAAGCGGTCTCATGGATATATCCGGAAAGGACGGCTGTACGCTGACGGGGAACATGGCCATCAATCGCTGTTCGGTTTCCATGCAACTGTTCGATATGGCTTTTCAGGCACCGGCGACCGGACTGTATCAAAACAGTCTGCTATATGCTAAGGATAATCGCCATCTTTGGATGCAGAACTGTTCTTTCGTTGGGAATGGTGCATGTGGCGGTGTGACGGGTTACATTTCCTCCTCGATCTGCGTAGTGAACTGTCCGATCAGCGATTGCAATACAGCGGTTGAGTCGTGTGCGAATGGCAGAGTGATTGTGTTCAACAATTCTGCTGTTACTTACGCCAACAATACGAACGGAGCATCTGTTTATCGCGGAGGTATCATTTTGTTAGGAGAGAACACGCCGGATACATTAGGCGCGGCGACAAATGTCCACGGCGGCGGTATCATCGCAAAAGCTAACGGAACGCTGATCTAAGGAGGGATGGATAATGACACTTTATCTATATCGGATCGGGACGGAAGTTCCCGTGCTGACCATCGAAAATGTGCAGAACTACACGGCGGACAGCGTGACAGCAAAAAACGCGGAGGGAAATCCCATCGTCTACTCTCCGCTTGCGGCAGACTGCGAGCTAAGCAGCAAGGCGGACTGCTCGGAAACGCTGCGGGCGGATTGGCACGCGGCGCATCCGGATGATAAAACGCGCATCGAGGAGCTGGAGGAGCTTGTGGCGGAGCTGTTGTACGGAGGTGAGGACGAATGACGCTGAGACTGAAGCTTTTGCTTCGCGTGGTCAAACGCCGTGTGGATGCGGGCGAGAAGTTGGACGCCGTACTGAGGGACTACCCGAGACTGAGCGAGGCGGAGCGAAAGGCAGTACGAGGGGAACTTGAGGGGTAAGCGGGTATTGCCACAGCGACAATGATGTGCTATATTAAAAGTGCAGAGAACGCCGAGCCAAGCCCCCTAAGGGGAAGGTGTAACGACTGGACACGGAGCATCCCACGCGGATGAAGGCACAGTCTGAGCTTATGGGCGACCATAAGAGCTGCACAGAAATGATGTAGCCCCGCTGATGCGGAGTAACAAACATGAATAAGTAGTATGGTAAATACGAACATCATCGCCTCGGGTCTGATGGCCTTGGGCAGGTAGTTTCTCAATTTTCTATCCAAAACAATAATTGAAGAGTTGCTTGCTTGCATGGTAGCTAAGCTGCTCGAAAAAATTAAGACCGTGCTGCGCAAAAAAACCTTAGCTGGAAAGCGCATAAAACAAATTCTGGCTATTTTAATCGCCGGAGCAATGTGCCTGTGCATGGTCTCCGTTTGGAAAGATTCAGGCTTAAGCAATGTCCTTGCTGTGGAGGTCATTGCAGATTTGGACTGCCGCAGTGCGCAAAATGAGGAGGTAGATGTTTGCCTCCCCGTGCAGCGATGCACGGAAAACAACTCCGTAAATTCGGCGAAATTCTGCAAAACGACTGCCTAGCTGTAAATTGGTAGGCAGTCGTTTTTGACGATCTTTATCGTTGCTAAGAAATGCCAACATTGAAGCGACGGGAAAACTCTTCGGCTTGAACGAAGTCAAAAAGAGCGCGGATGTGGTTGGCGCGGTGAGGAACGGCCTTTTTCAATGCGTCGATCTGGAAGAACGGTGCGGTTTTCGCGGTATGGAGGAGATCATAGAGGTAGTCATCCGAAAACGCGGCAGCCCAACGATCGATAGGCGCCCCAAAGCCCATTTTATTGGTGCGCCAAGTAACCTCTTTCGGCATACGAGCGTCATAAAGGTGGCGCATAATGCTCTTGGTGTAGCCATTTTCAAACTTGAGCTGCGGAGGGATGCGTACGGAGAGCTCAACAAAACGGTAGTCCATAAAGGGAATGCGCGTTTCAACCGATGAGGACATACTCATGCGGTCGTCAAATCGAACGATATGGGTGAGCTGCGTTTGTGTTAACTCCGTTTTCTGTAGATGTTGGAGGGAACCGTGATACAATAAATCATGAAGCTCTTCCTTTTTTCGCTGTGAAAGAAGCTCCTGCCGTACATAACTGCCGGAACGGCGAAGTTGCCACTGATCACGCACAAAGGGAAAGTTGAAGTAGAAGAACATAGCGAGCAGCTGCGGCAGAGCGAGACTGGTGTGGAGAGAAGCCAAACGGAAGTCGCGCTGAAACTGAAAAACTTTTCCCCGTTTGAGCAGATCGAAAAAGTAATATGCAAAGTAGCGTTCATAACCGAACATTGTCTCATCGCCGCATTGACCGTTTAGAATAACCTTAAAGCCACGGCGCCGAATCTCATCGGTGACGGCCTTACTGCCGAGGAGCGCCAAACCTCCAAGGCCTTCTACATACCAAACGATATCGGAGAAGCGCTGCTCAATATGGTCGGTGGGGTCGGGAAAAATCTGATGCCCGATGCAGCCGCAATGATGATTCACCATATCGGCAAAATCCCATTCATCGCAGTCGGTACGGCCAGGATAGCTGGTCGTAAAGGTCTGAAGAGCGGAGGGATCATTTAACTGGGAGCAAATCTCCGCTACTAAACAAGAAGAGTCCAAGCCTCCGGATAATAGTGCGGACAGCGGAGCATCGCTGCGAAGCCTCCAACGCACACTGCGGGAAAACTCCTCTCCGACCTTCTCCTGCCATTGTGTAAGGCTCAGAGGCTCATATTCACCGACCCTGAGCTCCCAGTAAGGACGAATAGCAATATCCATGATGTGGGAACGGCTACTATCCAACTGCACAGTCATTTGGTGTCCGGGTCTGAGAACCTGCATTCCATCTATCAGCGTTTGATCGTTGTAATCTGTGAGACCGTACATTAGGTTTGCCGACAGATAGGAGCGGTTAAAGCGGCGCGGGATCGTATTATCCTGACAGAGCTGCTTGAGTTCGGAGCCGAAGATCAGCTTATCGCCCTGATGCCAGTAGTGAAAGGGCTTTGCGCCCAAGCGGTCGCGAGCGCAGAATAGCTTGTTTGCCCGACCATCCCACAGAGCGAAGCTCCACATTCCGTTGAAGTGAGAAAGACAGTCTTCTCCCCAAACGCAGTACGCCTGCAGCAGCACTTCGGTATCACAGGAGCTATTAAAATGACAACCAAGATGCTCTAATTCCTGACGGAGTTCCACATAATTGTAGATTTCACCATTATACACCAAGGTCAATTGTTGCGCGGGCAGGTGCATCGGTTGGTGTCCAGACGGAGAGAGGTCCAAAATGCTTAGGCGGCGGTGTCCCAACCCGAGAAAAGCGCCGCTGTCAGTGGTGTCAGACAGAACAGGTAACCCTAGGATGGGAGCGGTATCCTGCCCGCCGAAGAGAAGAGTCTGCTCCGTGCCGATAAGGGCATAACCCTCATCGTCGGGGCCTCTGTGGCGAATCGCATCGTTCATCTGACGGAGTGTTTGAATAGAAACACCGTTTTTTAAATCAAGATAGCCGGAAATACCACACATAATAAAAACTCCTGAATCTAAGTATACTGTCGAAGCTGCCGCAGCAGACGAAGCAGCAGCGGAGCGGCGGCAAGCGCATAGGCGGCGATGCCGAGGAGCGCGGTGAGCGCAAAGCGCGGGAGCGGAGCCATTCCGGAGAAGATGTGCAGGCCGGTGCCGGCCACCGCAAGACAAGCGATGCTTCCGGTCAGAAGCCACGGGAGCGCGTGGAGAAGCGCGGCGCTGTTCAGTTCGGGGTGAATGCGGCGTGCGGAGCACAGATCCATCGCTCCGCACAGGGCGACGGAAATACTGCTGGCGACCGTGACGCCGAGAACCCCAAGGCGCGGACAGAGCGCGATGCTCAAAACGATGTTGCAGACCACCGCGATGCTGCTGTTGACCATGGGGCGTTTGGAATCTCGATGCCCATAGAGGAAGCGGCTATATACTTCACGAAAGACAAGCGGGGGGAACATCAGGGCATAGCCACGCAGCGCCTGAGCGCAGATGCGGACGCTCTCTGCATCAAAGGCGCCGCGGGCATAGACGATGGTGACGATGTCCTCTGACAACAGAACCGTCAGAATACTGATGGGAAGAAAGATGACGGAAAGCAGAAGCGCTGCCCGCTCTGTGAGCTGCGCCGCGCCTTTTTCATCGCCTGCGGCGATGCGCGTGGTGACATAAGCAAAGAGCATGGAGGCAAACGTTATAATAAATGTGCCGACCAGATTACTCAGGACGGCGGCATAGTTCAGCGCCGTGACCGCTCCAGCCTCAAGGCCGGATACAAGGATCTTATCCACCGTCTGGTTGACGTACACCAGCGAATAGCCCAGCAGCAGCGGCCCCATCATGCGCAGCAATTCACGGACCGCGGGATTCCGGAACGGATTTCCGCGGGAGACCGTCCAATAGCGCCGTGAGAGAATGGCCGTATAGCCTGCATTCCAGAGATTGTAGGCAAAAAATGAGAGAACAAGAATCTGCACACCGAGCGCACGCGCAAGTGCCGCGGTCATAATGATGAGAAAAATACTCTGGTGAACAGAGATCATTTCACCGGGGATAAAATGCTTGTTGGCATGGAGCAAGCCGTTGAATACGGCGATCCACGTGAGCAGCAGCAGAACCGGGGCAAACAGGCGCAGGTAGCGGCTCAGCTGCACGATCTGTTCAGCCGGATAGCTTGGCGCGATCAGTCTGGCGAGCCACGGCGCGCATAACTCCACAAAAAGCACGACTATGGCGGTAAAGACCGTCAAAGCTTTCCAGACATCAAAGGCAAAGCGCCGCGAAGCGTCCTCCCCCTGCCGCGCGGTATGCAGATAAACGGCAATGAGAGCGGAAAGCACGGACTGCACCAATAGATATTGAATATCACCGATCAGCCCCTGCGAAAGGCTGATGAGGTCCGTTTCGATCGTCGTGCCAAATGCCGCAGCCGTCACCATCTGTTTGACAAAGCCCAGCAGCTTGCTGACGATCAGCAGGCCGGTAACGGAAAAAACCGTGCGGATGATATGGTTCTTTTTTATGGTCAATGCCGAATCTTCTCCTTACGATCTGTCTGCTGAGGCGGCGGCTTCCTTCTCCGGCGCCCCGGAATCCGGAACCCTCCTGCACTCCCTGTCGGGCAGCGCCAAGCCGTAACCAAGGGCGCACAGCAACGGAGAGCAATACCACAGGTTTCCGGAAATGTTGGCCTGTACCACATAAGCAATTAAGAACAAGAAAAAATAGCGGACATACTTTTTCTTCCATCCGAAGTAAAACAGATTCATAACTGCCCAGAGGATCAGAAGCATCAGAGGAACAAAACCCGCCAGTCCCGTTTCACACAAAAGCTCTAATGGAATATTGTGCGGATACATTCCGTATTTCACAGTATACCCCATGGGCCCCATGCCGGTGATCGGCGACTTCTGAAATTCCTTGATTGCCAGCTTGAAAAGAGTGCCGCGGCTGCCGATTTGAATGTTTTCCTCCGCACTATCTTCTTGAGGTGGGGCATCCGGCTCAGACGGGGTTTCCGGACGGTTGGCTATTTGATGGTCGCCGTCCGCTTTTACCAGATCATCGATTCTATCGGAAACCGTGGGATCCTCTTTTGTTGTAACAAGTTCCCCTTTGGACACGTCCTGCAAAAAGCTGGCCATCCGCCATGTGTTGAACCCCTGCGGCGCGTAAACGAAGATATTGAAACACAGGACAAATGTCATAGCAGCAGACAGGATCGCACTTTTCCGGCGTGACTCACGATGCAAACAGGCGGAAAGCACCAGGAAAATGCAGAAACCGACCACACAAAAATAGGTTCCGCGTGTACCGGCTGCGATAATGGCGACCCAGTACAGCGCAATGAGAAGCCCGCGGACACGCTGCGGATACTTCAATGCCCGACGGAAGAGTGTGAGGGGCTTCTTCTCTAAAAAACGGAGGACCATTGCCAGCAGGAACGGCATCAGCGTATAGGAAAAGCTCATATAATTGATGATGCCGAGATCCCGTCCCCAGTTAAACGGATTGCAGTTAAAAACCGCACCATTTAAATAAATCAAAGCGGCGGGTACGGCAAAAAGTCCGAGCCGCTCCAATATTTCAAAAAAATCCGCTTCATACCTTTTCCGTGCGGCATAAACCCCGGCGCAGAACGCGGGAAAGGAAAAAAAGACAAACTGCCCGGCATGATGGATCCATGTTCCCGTAAAACCAAAATGCAGCAGCGCCCAGATGTAGCCGCCCGCGAAAAACAGCAGAACGGCTCCCAACGGGAGCAGAGCGCGCAGCTTCAGCTGCCCGAAACGCAGGGTGGAAAGCAACGCGGTAAAGGCAATCACGGTAAACAGAACATTGCCGATGATGAAGGCGGCCTGACGGGCAATGTTGTCCTCAAAGGCCAGTCCCAGATAGTAAAAGAAAACATTGATTAAATTGCCAAGGCAAAAGCTCAGCGGGAGCAGATATTTGCCGTATCGGCTGTCCCATACCTTGTACAGGATTCGATCCATGGGAGAGTTCTCCTTTGTTTTCTGTGTAATGTATTGCGCTGACAGGGGTCTGCCGCACAGAAGCTGCTCGGCGAAGATCAATCAAATCTTCCCGTAAAGTCCGTGCTGGCGGTATGTTCCAGCGGCAGTTTCACCGGCTTGCCGGTGGCGGCGGACTGGTAGATGGCTAAGATCATCTCCAACGCGTTGCGGCCCGCCACGGCGTCCACATAGGGCTTGCGGTCCTGCTCGATGGCGTCCATCATGTCGGCGAACAGGCTGGTGTGGCCGTTGCCGTAGACATTGCTGGTGGCCTCCTGCAAGCCCTTGTTCTTGGCATCCTCCGCACCCTCGTCGGCAAAATTCCACACGTCGATGTTGTTGGTGGAGGTGCCGCCCAGCTTCACCGTGCCCTTTTCGCCGAAGAGGTAAAGCGTTTCCTCCAGATTCTTCGGGTAGACGTTCACCGTGCCCTCAATGGTGCCCACCGCGCCGTTTTTGAACTTCACCACGGCCATGCCGACATCCTCGCACTCAAGGTAATCATGGAACTGCTGCTTCGTGACGCCGTAGACCTCGTCCACCTCGTCCCCCATCATCCAGCGAAGCAGGTCCACGCCGTGGATGCACTGGTTCATCAGACACCCGCCATCGCTGGCCCACTTGCCGCGCCAGGGCGCCTGATCGTAATAGTCCCGCCCGCGGTTCCAGCGGACGTGAATGCTGCCGTGGGACAGCCGGCCAAAGCGTCCGGCTTCCAGAGCGTGGCGCATCTCCTGCACGGCCACGTTGAAGCGGTTCTGGTGGCAGGCGGCCACCTTGACATGCTTTGCCTCGCTGCGGCGGATGATCTCGTTGGCGTCGTCCATGTTCATAGCCATGGGTTTTTCGATGATGACGTTCACGCCGCGGTCGATGCAGGTAAGGGCGATCTCGGCGTGGACGCCGCTTTCCGTGGCGATGGAGGCCAGTTGAATGTCGGGATGCTCGGAGAGCATCTGCTTGTAATCGGTATAGCGGGCAATGGAATCGTCGTTCTGGAGGTCATACCTGGCCAGCAGCTCCTCCATTTTCTCCGGCAGCACGTCGCACACGGCGACGATGTTCAGCTTGTTGTTCAGGGCGGCCTTCATGTGGTTGACCGCGATGCGGCCGCAGCCGATAAGCGCGTATTTCATGGAAAACTCCTCTCTTTACATTCCCCGGCTATTGATTATTTTCTGTAAGGTTCTGGGTATTCATTCCGGCGTTCAATTTTGCCGCGCAAAGAACCATACATTCATACATACCAAGGTCATAGCCTGTATCAGCATCAAAATACGGGTTCTGATCCCGTACAGTTGCAAAATCGAAATAAGGATTGCTATCGCGGCTTTCTCCAAGCGGGAAAAGATTCAGCGTTTCTGCGTAAATCTTTTGAATGCGGGCATCTTCCAGAAGACTCCACCACCCAATCAAAATATGGGCTGAATTTTCGTAACCGGAATAACCGACCCCTTCTGTGTTATAAGAATAGCGGTAAACGCCGCAAGTTCCGTCCATAAAAGTAGATGCAAGCCAATAACCGTCTACCTTTTTGCAAACCACTTCAGAAAATTGCGTAGCAAGCTGTTCCCGCCGCTTTTCTAACAAGTTATACCGTTCATGCGTCGGCTGTGCATTCCGCCAGCTCATCACACAGGACGCCAAGCGCATGGAATGAGAGCTGTCTTCCACAATATCCTCCCGAGGCTGTGGTTCCATGTTGGCGGTGATC